TCTAATAATAATGAAGATATTGTAAAAAGAGGAGGATGGGATTGGGATCCTTATAAACTTGCTTGTGCTTTTCATTCTGAAGGTGAACGTATTTGTGATTCTTTTGAAGAATGGAGTCAACGCGTAATGTTAAATAAGGTTTTAAAATCATCTAATAATTTGATAATATTAACGGATGAAATAGATAGTGGTTTGTCATTAGATAGATTATATTATCAATTAAAACAATATTTATTCATTTTAGATAAAGAGAAAAAACCATCCCGAAAAATAAAATATGTTTTTACTTGTAATAGTTATGAGATGTTGGAAATTTTTAAAAATAGAAATGATGTTGATATTATATGGTTACCATCTAAGAAAAGAATCAAAATAAATTCTTATAATAAATTCAAAGAAAAATATATTGAATATGGAAAATATATGTTTAAATAAGGAGTGATTAAAATGTATGAAATAAAAATAATTAAAAAAGGAATTGAGCATCAAAATATAGGCGGAAAGGAATTTATAATAGATGAAAGAGTTACTAAAACTTTAAATCCTCATAAAATAGTATCTGAAGCAGAAAAAGGTAATTATGCATGTTCTAATTTTATAAAAAGAAGACATGATTTTGATGAAAATTTTCAATTAAAATTATATTATGGAAAAGTCGAAGGTCTTGGTTATATAATGGCTGAAGACGAATTTGAAAGAGAGGTTTAATATGGAACTTAAAATGGATGCTTATACTTTTGTTGCTATTGGTGTTATATGTATCACATTATATAATATATTAAAATTATTTATAATGGCTGATACAATAAAAAAAGGTTATGAAAAAGGTATAAAACCAAACGAATATACAAAAATAAACACAAAACAAAATAATAAAAAGAAAAAAGAGGAATAATATGGAAATATATGCTAAGTATACTATAAGAATTATTGATTTATTTTTATTAGTATCTGAAGGAAAACGTCTTCCTAGAGTTATAGAATATAATGGCATTAAATATACTAATATTAGTAATCATAATAATATTATTTATATAGCAGAAGATAATAAAAATTCAAATGTTATATTTAAAAAAATATTTTTATATCATCCAACAATGACAGATATGGAATATTTAAATAGTGAAGTAACTGTTTTAGAAAATTTCTAAGGAGGTAAATAATTTATGGATATTTTTAATAAAATAGTTCAATTTGATAAATATTGTGAAAAATGTTTATATTATGAAAAAGATCAAAGTGAATTTCCTTGTGATGATTGTTTGAGTAATCCGACAAATATAAATTCAAATAAACCAATATATTTCAAGGAAAAAGAAGAAACCGTACAACCAAAAAATATTAAGGAGGAAGAAAATGAAGGATAGTTATGAATTTGAAGTTATATGTAAAAATGCTATAATTAACTATGTAAACGAACATCTAGATAAAACAGATGGACATCAACATAGTATTGATATAAAAAACGTTTATGTTGTATGGATGAGTAAAACATTAGATCATAGTAAGGCATTATTAAGTACAACATTACCAGATGGAAAATACTACGAATGTACTTATAATGGAAGAAGAGATGAAATGTATTTAGATATTTATGTTAAATTAGAAAACATTTTAATACCAAGCAGTGAATTTAAAAGAACCGTTGAAATGGAGGAAGAAAATGAAAGTAATGATTAGTCAACCTATGAATGGTAGAAAAGACGATGACATTAAAAAAGAAAGAGATGAAGTAATAAATAAATTAAAAAAGATGCATATAGATGTAGTTGATACTTTTTTTGAAGATGAAGTATTAGGTGTTGATAGAGCTGATATTTATTTATTAAGTAAAGCTATATATAAAATGTGTGAAGCTGATGCTGTATTATTTATAGGCGATTGGCAAAACGCTAGGGGTTGTAGAGTTGAACATTTAGTTGCAAAAAGTTATAATATAAAATGCTTATATGAAGATTTTTTAAATACAGACAATGATGACGAACCAGTAGATTATAAAAACGTTCGTATAACATGTATACAAAGTAATGATGATCACGCATTAGATGCAACAAGACACGTATTTATGTAAAAAAAAGGAGATAAAGATGAGAAAAAATAAATATATGGATAGATTTCATAAATTAGATGTAATGAATTTAAAATATAGATCAAGATGTAAATGTGGACATTCTGTATGCAACGCGCCAGGGTTTAAAAAGGAATATATAATATGTAATTGGTGCGGTAGTAGAATTTATAAAGATCCAAAGAAACAAGATGAATATGATAAAAGAACCGCTAAAAACGAGTTCGCATATGAATTACGTAAATCCATAGATGAATTACATGATAGGGAGATTAGAAAAATGAACGAAAATAAAAAAAGAAAAAGGACACCACAGATTCATACAAAACGTTTCAAAGATAATAATAGTTATTTCGATTTTTTATCAAAACACGATGTTAATGTTATAACTGTAGAATTTGGAGATAACGGTTACATACGAATTCAATTTCATAAAAAACAAGGAAGACCTAAAAAGAAAAAAGAAAATAATTTACAATATAAATTTAAAATAAAAAATAATCGTAGTAAATTTTTTTAATAGGTTTTACATATGACTGGTAAAGAAATTAAAAAAACCGATGTTATGAAACTTGTTACTAGGTTGTTTGAAATTGATTCTAAATTATGTCCAGAAACAGCTATGGATGTAGTTGAATATAATGTTATAATTGAAAAAATATGGGATATGATCAGTGACGATAAAAAAGAAATGACAGAAAAATCAAAAGGGAGGGTACGTACAAAATGAATTTTTTAGATTTTATATTAATTCTTGTTATAGTTATGATATTTGTTATAACAGTGATAATAATTGTAGATTGCATACGTAAAAAAGAATTTGAATGTATTACACCTATCATGATAGCTTGGTTAATGTTAACTTTCTTTTTTATATCACCTTTTATTGTTATGGATAAATATACAGGATATGTAACTGGTCGAATAATAGATATTAGTAATAATTATTTCGAAACAACTAATATTAAATTTCAATTAGAAAATAAAAAAATTATAGATCTATGTGTTGAAGATATAAACGTTGTTAGAAATTTAGAAAATATATATAAATATAATAAAAATCAAAAAATAGATCTAATATATAATAAAAGAGTGGGTTTATATAGTACTGGAAAATGTCATAAAGCACCTATAAACGGTATAGGAATATATGAAAACCATTAAAATTCTGCCCACTTTTAAGTTTAAAAAATGGGCGTCTGCCCACTTTTGTTTTAAAATATTTTAAAAAATTTAAAAAGATTATCAATAAACCCGGGCAAAAGCCCACTTTTGAAAAAAAAGTGTCCACGCGCTAGCCCTTGATATATAAGGGTTCGCGCTATTTCTGCCCACTTTCCCACTTTTTTTTATTAATTCATTTAAAATTAAAAAATATGCACTATATGCATAAAATATAAAAAATATAAAAAGTAGTAAATAAAAGTGGGCATTTGACCAAAATATAAAAAATGGAGGTATTTATGGAAAGTATTAAAATTTATGAAACATGGGCTAACGAAACTATAACTAAATTCCAAACAATAGTATATTTTTCTACAGATAAATATAGACCTACTGTGTCTCAAGAATTAAATATATTAATGAGAAGATTATATTATAATTCTAATGGTGATTTAATAAAAGAAGAATATCCTTATAGAGATTCGTTAAAAGAGGAAAATGAAAATGTTGAAGATAATAGATGATCAAGGTAGAAATGTTATTAAAAATATTATAGACCATACATCATTAACTGAAAACAATATACGTAAAATAAAAACAATAGGATATGATCAAGTTCTAATAGAGGATAATAAGGGTTGTTTAATAATATATGACATGATTTTAGAAACATCTAGAAAAATAAATAAAACACCAAATTTTAAAAAAGAATTAGGTGAAAGAATAAAAACTATAATGACAAGAAAATTATGTACAGAAAAAGATTTAGCTAATAAATTAAAAATTAGTCAGTCTACTATTAGTAGATATTTAAAAGGACAAACTATGCCGAATATAATAACATTAAAAAAAATAGCAGATGTTTTAAATTGTTATATCGATGATTTCTTTTATAATAGATTTTAATTTTTTATATTCGCGTAAAAAACATGCCCTTTTATAGAGAGAAAGAGGAATATATACATCGGTTGTTTACTATAATTATTTAATTATAATTATTTTAAACACATCCTCTTTTTATTTTTGATTTTGAAAGGAGATTGCATAAAATGAAAGAAACAAAATTCCAATCAAAATTAAAAGAAGAAATAAAAACTTTGTTACCAGGTTGTATAATAACAAAATTAGATGCAAATGATATTCAAGGTATACCTGATTTATTAATATTATATAAAAATAAATGGGCTACACTTGAAAATAAAAGGAGTGAAAAAGCTCATAAACAACCTAATCAAGAATATTATGTTAATAAAATGAATAATATGTCTTTTTCAAGATTTATATATCCAGAAAATAAAGATGAGGTTTTGAATGAGTTAGTTAAAAAATTAAAAAAATAAGATATGTGAAAGGGTGTTAAAAATGATATTCAATAAGCATGATAATTTGGAAGGGTTACATGCACCATTTGGTGCTAGTAAATCAAGTTGGCTTAGATATGATGATAAAAAAGCGGTTGAAGTTTATAATGCTTTAAAAGCAAAAGAAATGGGTACTGTTTTACATGATTGGGCTAGACAAACTATATTGTTAGGAATAAAACAACCGAGATCTAAGAAAACTATATATAATTATGTTAATGATGCTATAGGATTTAAAATGTCTCCTGAAGTAGTTTTATTTTATTCAGAATATTTTTTTGGTACTGCTGATACTATTTGTTTTAGAAATAATGTATTAAGAATACATGATTTAAAAACAGGGACAATTCCTGCAAAAATGGAACAGCTTGAAATATACGCTGCTTTGTTTTGTTTAGAATATAAAATAAAACCTATAGATATTGATATAGAATTAAGAATATATCAAAATGATGAAGTATTAGTTCATAACCCATCTCCTGAAGATATAACAAATATAATGAATAAAATAATTCATCTTAATAAAATTCTTATAGATAACGAAGGGAGGATGTGATTATGAATAAAATAGCTGAAGAAATATCTTCATATTATGGTTCTCATGAAATGTCAGAAGATGAATTTCTACAGCATTACGGTGTTGGGCATCTTCATGGTGGACATTCAGGTCGTTATCCATGGGGAAGCGGAAAAGATGATTACCAACATTCAGTAGATTTTTTAGGAAGAATTGCACAATTAAGAAAAAAAGGTTGGAAAGAAACTCCTGAAAATATAAGAAAAGAATTTGATCTATCAGTTAAAGAATATCGTATGGAGAAAACATTATGTAGTAATGAAAGAAGAATCCAACAAGTAGCTAGAGTTGAAACTTTAAAAAGAAAAGATTTTAGTAATAATAAAATAGCACGTGAACTTGGTATAAATGAATCAACTGTAAGATCTTTATTAAATGAAGATTCTAAAAGAAGAATGGAAGAAGCTAAAAACACTGCTGAATATTTAAAAAAGAGAGTGGAAAAAGATAGAATGATTGATGTTGGTGTTAATGCTGAAATTGGTCCACCTTTAAATATTTCTAGAGAAAAATTAGATACAGCTTTATACATGTTACAAAGTCAAGGTTATGGAGTTTATAGTAATCGTATACCACAACCGACTAATAAAAACAATCAAACAACTCAAAAAGTTTTATGCGCTAAAGATATTAAACCACCAGAAGGAAAAAGCGTACCTAAAGAAATATATGAGTATGATAAAATAAAATCATTAAATCCATATATATCTAGAGATAACGGTATAACTTTTGAGAAAAAATTTAATTATCCGGCTAGCATGGATTCTAAAAGAATGATGGTCCGTTATGCCGAAGATAAAGGTCCTGATGGTATAACTGGTGATCAAAAAGATGGTTTAATAGAAATAAGAAGAGGTGTACCAGATCTTAATTTAGGAGAATCTAGATATGCTCAAGTTCGTATATTAATAGATGGAACTCATTATGCTAAAGGTATGGCTGTTTATTCTGATGATATGCCAGATGGTATTGATGTTATATTTAATACTAATAAAAAATCAGGAACTCCAATGAAATCATCTGATAAAAATGCAAAACAAGTTTTAAAACCAATAAAAAATGATCCAGAAAATCCTTTTGGTTCAGCTATAAAAGATGCTGACCAAGGCGGGCAATATTTTTATGATTCTAAAACCGGTGAGATAATACCAGGATCAAGTAAAAACCAAAATAAAAAATTAGGATTAATAAATAAAAGATCGGATGAAAGAGATTGGCATTCTTGGAAAGATACATTACCATCTCAATTTTTATCAAAACAATCTAAATATTTGGCTAAGAAACAATTAGATTTAGCAAAAGCTGATAAAATAGCAGAGTTTGATGAGTATAAGCATTTAACAAACCCTACTATTAAAAAATATTATTTAGAAAAATTTGCACAATCTTGTGATAAAGCAGCGGTTGATTTAAAAGCTGCGGCATTACCAGGACAAAAATATCACGTTATAATACCAGTTAATACTTTAGGTGATAATGAAATATATGCTCCACAATATAAAGCAGGCACTAAACTTGCTTTAATAAGATATCCGCATGGTGGTAGATTTGAGATACCTATATTAACAGTTACTGATAAGAATCCTTTAGCTAAAAAGATAATAGGTCCCGATAGTATAGATGCTGTTGGTATAACTAAAAAAGTAGCAGAACAATTATCAGGTGCAGATTTCGATGGCGATACAGTAATGTGTATACCAACACATGATAGAAAAGGTAAAGTAAAAATACTAAACGATAAACCTTTAGATGGACTAAAAAATTTTGACAATAAAATGTACCAATATGATGAACCACCAAAAACAGATAAAGATGGTACTGTTCATTATTATAGAAATGGTAAAGAATTTAAAGTAATGAAAAATACAGATAATCAAATGGGTGTCATCTCAAATCTTATAAGTGATATGACATTACAAGGAGCCACTAAAGATGAATTAGCCAGAGCTGTTAGACATTCTATGGTTGTTATAGATGCAGAAAAGCATAAATTAGATTATAGAGCTAGTGAAATAGAAAATGATATAGCCTCTTTAAAACAACGATATCAAATGAGTGTTGATAAAGATGGTAATGTTAAATATGGTGGAGCTTCTACAATCGTATCAAGAGCTAAAGGTGAAATAAATGTTCCAAAACGTAAGGGACAACCAAGAATAAACCAAAAAGGTAAAGATTGGTATGATCCAAGTAAACCAGAAGGAGCGCTTATATATAATACAACAGATTTAAAAGATTTATATTATGCTGATAGTACATTAGATAAAAAGACAGGCGTTAGAACTCTAGTAACAACATCTGGTAAATCTATAAAATATAATGTAAAAGATGCTGGAGATCGTGAAAAGTATACCCCTGTAATGCATATAAATGAAAAGACGGGGGCAGTATCATTTACTAATAAAGATGGAAGTATATCATATCGTAAGAAGATGCGTACCACAACTAGTACTCGTATGGCAGAGGTGGAGGATGCTAAAGATTTAATGTCTAACCCAAACCATCCATATCCTATGGAAGTATTATATGCTGATTATGCTAATAGTATGAAGGCCCTAGCCAATAGTGCACGTAAGGAAATGATATACACAAAGTCTATACCTAATAACCCTAATGCTAAAAAGGTATATGCTAAAGAGGTATCAGAACTTAACGCCGCTCTTAATATAGCTAAAAAGAATAGTCCTATGGAAAGACAAGTTTTAAGATCTAGTAATGTAGAGATAGATGAAAGAAAACGTTTGGATCCTTATATGAAACCGTCCGACGAACGTAAGTTAGCACAACGTACTGTTACTAAATATCGAAACGAGTTAGGAACTATAGCAAGAAGAGATAGAGCTATTGTTATAACTGATAAACAATGGTCTGCTATACAGGCTGGTGCAATTAGTGAGAATAAACTTAAAGAAATATTAAAGTATACTGATGCTGACTCATTAAGAGAAAGAGCAATGCCAAAACAACGTAAATCACTTAATCAAGCACAAATAAATAGAATTAAAAGATTAGCTGATTCTAACTTTACTTTACAACAAATCGCTGATAAGATGAATGTTTCAACATCAATGATTTCATATTATTTGAAAGGAGAATGATTATTAAATGGAAAGAAGATTTACGATCACAACAATTGATAATCCTTTTAATCCTTTTGATGATTTCAATTCTTGGTTCTTATTCGATATAGAAAAAGGTTATTATACTTGCTCTAAACTTGCAAGATTAACAAATGTTTCTGAAGGAATGACAGAAAAAGAAGAAATTAATGAAGTTGAAAGAGCGATTGAAAGATTAATTGAGTTAGATCCGCTTGATATTTATAGAAAAATAGAGAAAAATGAAGAAGTAAGGGTTGTTAAACCCACTATTGAGACTAAAAAGGCATCGTAGGGGGGTCTCGAAAAACACACCCCCCGCCCACAT